CAAGAATCAGACATATCATGGATACAAGAATCTATGAAAGCCGCTACTTCTTCATCTTCAGGCTTTATCTCTCCATCTACTGAATTATCTGAATATGGGTCTACGCGCCACTCAAGGCGTGTAATGACTTTCTCAATCGCATAAAGCATTGAACCGATTGTTGGGTCATTATCTGCCATCTCTCGGTAAACACGGAATCCGCGAAGTCCACGGAGATTAACAAGGAATTCTTCATAGACCGTTCCACCAGAACGGCGTAAACCCGTAGAGCCGAGTTCCTGTAAATCTGGCTTTTCTGCCATTGTTTCCCTCTACTCTTTAGATGCTAGTCCGACAAGAATTTTGATCGCCTGTTCTTCGTTAAACCCTGCGCCCTGCAACTCCAAGAATAATTCATGTGTCTGCACAGCGAAAGCACCGAGAACGGACATGACACCATGGCGATTTAAGCCAGAGTAGTCATCTTCCACCCAATGATTTTAGCATCAAGTGAATTTTGTACTTATTCTCCGTCTAGGACAAATTCCTTGCAATTCAAGCGCAGAGTGGTGATTTCTTTTGCAAAGATACGAGCCATGTCTTTTGTACCCGCTTGAGCGTACATACGATGTTCTGTCTGAACGCCAAGTGAGTCAAATGAACGAAACGAAATCTTAAAAGGCAACTCATGGGTTGTCTCGGTCAATTCAATTTCTAAATAATCGCGTACATCAATCTTATGAGATATGAACGGTCTGCCAGATTCGGATACAACAACTTTAGCGCCAGGAATGGTGCTGACGAAGTAATCAGTCCAAGCCACGATTTTCCCCTTTCATAAGGAAATTATTAACCCCTAGCATACTATAAGGTGGTTAAAAAGGGGCAGCCGAATCTGAGCCGAATGGAACGCTCCACGGGTCAGGAGTGCTAGGTGGATTGAATGAATTATCTGTGCGCTGGACAACGCTCGCTGTGGTCACATGGCGCTTGAGATCAATGCCAACATTCCAGGCTGTAACGGCAATCTTTGAGCGCTTAGCCCCTGTTGCCTTATCGTCCCAATTCTCTTGAACTGCCGTACCTACGACAATTACTGACATTCCCTTTTGAACCGATTCGGCTACATTCTCCGCGGTCTTACCCCAACACTTAATATCCCAAAATGTTGTATCGGTATTTTCCCATGAGCCATCGGCTTGCTTAACTGATTTTGATGATACGACTGTGAAGGTTGCGATGGCTTTTCCGTTAGGGATTACTCGCAACTCTGGGTCGGCTACTACATTTCCCGTGATCGTTAATTGAGTCATTTGTCATTTTCCTTTGTTTATAGGTATCGGGATGATATTTAGTTTTATTCTCATGCTTTGTCTTTCTCGGGTAGAGGTTCCTCCCCAGATTCCAACTACTGAGTAATGTAACGCGTAGGTCAGACATTCTTGCTTCCATAGGCATCCATTACACATTGCTTTTACTTTTTTATTCTCCTCTGTGACTTTATTCTGGTCTGGAAAATAAAACTCCGTATCAATCTGTGAGCAAATCGCTCCTTCGAACTGCCAAGGTTTCAACACTAATAAATACTTCTTTCTCCTCATTGACAATCAACGGATGTGGGGAATTAGGAGATAACCTAGCCAATAAATTGCCATTGCGCCATATTTTTCCTGCGGCAATTCCATCATAATTAGAACTCTCAGGCTTTACTAGAGAATCACATTCATTCCAGAATTTACAGTTGCGGCAATACTGCAATCCTGGTTGCGCTAAATCTAATTGGAACTGATCAAAGAGCCACGGGTCTGAATTGCGACACGGGGCGTTATCCAAAAACTCTATTAAACTCATAAATAAATAATAGGGTTAGTTAATCTAATTATCTGTGATTTGACTCTCTTGGCGTGTCGCTAATTCGCCGTATCTTTCAATCAGAAGTTTCTGTAGGAGTTCCAGTCTCTCCTTCTCCGTCATCGTCATCGTCATACAGGTTGTCCTCTCCCCATGTATCTATAGCGTGATGAAGTAATCCTTTTTGTCGCCATTCTGGTTGCTGATCGTCTGCGAAAGTAGTGGTCCAATAACCATCTGCCTTCCCATCTGTCCATTCTGCGACCAGAACCCAGCCAGTACAAATGGCTGGGTCTGGAAATGCAATCCTGGCTATTTCTGCCAGAGCATTATCTATCGCGGAAGGCTTTTTTTGTTCTTCATCCATACGCCAACTCTAGTACCAAAAATTTCGGTGCCAGAAGTTATCGGCATTGCATGGCGTGTCGTAGCGACTTTCGATATAGAGAAATCCTCTTTCGATCTGTCGCTCAACCGTAGTATCTGGGTCAAGTCCTAGAATCTGTGGAATTCCACCTGCATGAAGGCGCTCGCCATTTTGGTAGACGGCTTGTTTATTGTAGGCATCTGGTCGCCAATTTGATTCGCCAGTCCATAGATCAACGAGGCAAGCCCATTGCTGAGGTGTATCCCAGCCGAATTTATCTAGTTGGGTTTTGGCGTATGCCTTAGCCGCCTCTGGTGTTCTTTCAACCAGAACGGGTTTAGGCGGTGCAACTATTACTTCAACTGCCGATGCCGTTGGGTCTTTTGGCATCTGAAGCGGATTAGTTGTAATCAGTAATGCGCTGATTAACGCGATGTGGATAGGTTTTAATTTAACGCTTTCATAGAATCGCATAATCCTCCATTGTTCGGAGCAAACAATTTTCGTTACTGGATGTAACGGTTCCTTGTTGTCAGTATCGGACTGACCTCGCTTTTGAGGTGTAGGTGTTTTGCGAACCTGCATTAAAGGTAGCAGACAAAAGTGAATTTAGTAAACAAGTGGGGTAATAAATAAAAGGCGTTCGGTGGGGGAGCCAACACAATGCGAGCCTATGAGAGAGGTAAGACAGCATCGGGCAATCTACCCCACCGAACTTGGGTACCCGAGAAATAGGGTACACCAATCGGGTATAGAACACCCGCTGGGGAGGAAAGGCGGCTCGCCCAGCGGGTGCTATTCGCCAACCAGTAGCCCAAAAAGAAACTGGTTAGTGAACTCTATTTAGTCTATTCGTGAATCCACATAAGCGTTGATGCCGTAACTTTGGAGAACCTTTACCGCTCCCGCTGCTGCTGCACACGCTCTTTCGTAACTTTGATCACGGCGGATACTTGGTGCGAACTCCCAAGAACTAACAGCGTAACCGCCGTAGTAATGGGCTGAACCAATTCCGCGCTTCTTCAATTCAGCGACAAGTTTTCCTCGCGCTGGCTTGATCACTACTGAAGCGAAACCGCACACTCCACCCTCAATGAAATATGTTGGTTTTGATCCATCAATTTCGTTTCCGAAGAAAGTTGTTGGAGTACCAACAATCATCGGTGTTGGCTGGCAAGCGCGAACTGCCGCTTCTGCCGCTTCAGATGCCTCGACAAGAATGTCGTAAGCCGTTGGTGGCGTAAATACTGTCGTCATTAAATTGCCCCCGTCATAATTGATACAACCTGATCGACTGTAATTTGTCCGGTCTTAATTTGTGCGTACAAAGTACGACCAAAATAACGCTCATTCACATAACGAAATACCTTGTGAAAAGTGTCAAATGTAAAACCTGTGCCGTTATGAACATCTGTCATAAACTGGTCAAGATCAACTTTTGTAGTCATTATTTCGCTCCCTCTTGATTTTTAATTTGTTGCTTTTGGCACTCTCCATAAAGTTTGTGATTTGTTTGACGATTTATCACATAGGTCCCACAGTCTTTGCAGATTCCTGCGTATCTTTCCATTTTGTACCCTCTCTCTTGGTGACAGCAAAAGTATACCCTACTGGGGTTTAATAATCAAATCCAAACGAGCCGCCACCCGAGCGTGTCGCTTATCGGCTTCCTCGGATAGAAGGCGCTCGCGCTCGCTCGCGCGTATACGGCGTAGGGAGGCTTCAGAGACCTTTTGAGGCTTTTTGAACTTAGCCCATGATGGAATTAACATCAGAACCACCTTTCGCTCTCTATTGACCCCACAATGCCGTAAACGGTCAGGATGAGGAGGAATACCCCCAGAGCATCCAGCCATTCTGAGACCTTATGACCGCGCTCTGTAACGCGACCACCATTTTTGGATAGGTACTTAGCCAACATTTTTTCTCTCCTTTACTGGTCGAATTAACCCGACTGCAACGAGTGAGGCATCTTCCTCGCATTGAAAGCAATAAGGCTTTCCTTGAACGAATGTAATTCTGAACTCTGACCCGCAGGTATAGCATTTCATTTTTTCACCTCGCATATCACTTCAGATTCACCGCGACCCGTAAAGAC